CCTCACAGTACTCATTGAAGTGTTTCACTGGAATGGTTGCCTTGATAGGCATCTTCCAATCATCCATACCTTTTGTAAGATAGTTAAACCTTACTCTGAGATTCGCAATGTGTAGTTCATCTAACATTATGCACAAGCCCTCACTAGTCGTTGTACGTCAGCATCATTGTAGTCTCCCTTAGAACACCAGTTACGCATTGCAGAACATTCAGTAATATTCTCTAAACAAGCCGTATTCATAGGACAGGTATCACAAGGACACTCTCTCTTATTCTCAGGGCCATAATGCATCTCTTCATGGTTGATGGCACTCTTCTTACTACAGAAGATACCTTGTGCAACACTTGTAGACAATTCATCAATAATCAAACTCATCATATAAACTCCTTTATTCTCAAACCCAGCATAGTAAGTATACCACAATAGGCACCCATGTCAACAGCTAATTGAACAAAAAATAGCAATTAATATGAAGAAAGATGCCATGTAGAAAATACCTAATAAAAACAGTACCTTAAGCAGCAACTTCATAATGCTTATCCCACTTACCAACGTGGATGCTCATGTAGTATGCAGTATGAAAGTAATCAGTCATACTATCTGATTCGTCAAACCACAAGTCTCCAACGCCCTCTAGATAGGGAGCAGTCTTAATGATCTTCTCAACCTTCTTGATGATAGCGCCATTCTCCTCACCGTAGAATGTATCGGCATGGTAATGGTTTAACTGTTCATGTGTATTAATGTCACCAGCAACATTGTCTCCATTACGGTCACGATAGGTAAACTCTGCAAACGCAGGGCCCTTCATAAATGCTACTGTAACAGAACTGTGATGGTCACGCTTCACAGAGAACTTGTACTCAGGCATCTGTGCCTTGAGTTGTTTCCGAATCGCTGCGACCTCTGGTGTTGAAATATATGCCATGTTTTCTCTCTCCGAATCGTTCACTCTATACTACTAATATACCCTGATTCGCTGGCAATGTCAAGCGTTTATGAGAAAAAAAGCGAAAAAAAAATAAAAAAAAGTGCTTGACAAAAAATCGGTCGTGCGATATAATACGGACTTTAATGTAATAGACAAAGCACGTTAGCCCATTTATTTTAACCTTTTTAATTAAATGGGTTTTTCTGGGATTATTTGGGATTTAGTGGGATTCTCTTCCGCACCTCTCTTCCCCCTCTAGGTCTATTCCTTATGGCTTCATCATCCATAGTACCTATCAGGGTAGCAAAGAAAGATAATACGACTGCTCTTATAGTGTTCGATACTCTGAAACGCAATATCCGTTCTCTATTCTCTTTATTGATTCCATACATTGTTCATAGGTATAGAATCCTTCGTCTTGATCTATTACTGTTATTCCATTACCTATATGTACACATAACAAGAATAGATATATCACTATACCTCTGGCGTTGTCTGTTGCATATCATACTTTTCAAACAGTTCATTCAATGTATCTGTATCAACGCAATTAATAAACCTTATAGGCATAGGTCTACCGTATTCCATATAGAGTTTTGTTAACATATCTACTCTTCTCTCTTCTATTGCTATCATACACTCCTCTCTTGTATCAAAAGAGGGGCTGTTGAAGATGTACATATCTCCTTGCATTGTTGCGAATAATACGACTGCTAACCATTTCATTTCCATAAATCCCTATATAACCATCCAATGTAGGCGAATACTACCCATGCAATAATAAATATTATACTTACTGCGATGCTCTCCATTCTACGACTTGTCCTGTATTCCACTTCTTTGCTTCTAGCTCAGCGTGTTCTCTCTGAAAGAATGTAAGTACTGGTGTACTCATTCCCCATGATTTTCCGTTATGTGTTCTTCTTACATAATCGAATTCGCCTGTATCTATCTCTATCCATACGGCGTATAGTGTTGGTTTCTTATCTTTTTCTCTTACATGTGGCATACTCATATCAAATCTCCAATCATATTTCGGGCGGTACATTCTCATCTATTGCCTGTCCTCTTATCTTTTCATACTCACTACGGTCGATGTCTATATGGCATATACCACAGTAGGGGCAGAAGAGTTTCTTTGGTGTCCAATCATGTTCTATTGACGCAATACTCCACCATCCATTGCACTTGTTACAGCTGTAGTGATTTATTGTCTCACGACTGCTTTGGATCGACATAATCTAGTCCGTTTTCTAGGCAGTGTTGCATAACCTTTATGGCTACTCCCTTGTGGTGTGTCAGTAGTACTATACGGCCCTTGTCGTTAAAGACAGCATATTTGTTCTTTCCTACCTCTTGTATCTCCATTATATCTCATAGAATGTATACCTACAGGTCAGTTCTTCGCCTGGCCATATGTCTCGTAATGCATACAAAAAGAACCGTGAATCTGATCGAACTTTGATCATGTTCGCATTGTTCTCTGAATGATTATAAAACGCACCCAGCGGCGTTCTCTGTAATTGTTCACCCCAATAGAAATGTGACATACCTATCTTTTGATCCTCACGAATAGGTTGTACACAGAAGAGTCCAAGTCCTTCGATAGAACTCTTCTTGATTGTCACAAACTCTGGTAGTGGTCTATACATCATATTTCTTTCTTATATTTCTGATTGCTCTCACAGCATCTGGATAGATACGCATCGCTTGTACGTCTTGTTCAAGGGCTTCATATCGTAATAGTGTCAGTAGTACATCTAGTTCTCTACGCATGATTGGATGTAGAGTTGTTCTAAATGCCATCACCTCATCATAGGATTCCATACTCCATATGGCATCCATGAGTTTGTACTGTCTGTCGTTAAGTCCTTCAATCTGAATGCGTTGCATATCTTTCCTGACTTTCTACTGAAAGTTCGCAAGTTTCAATGTTACGATTTCGTCCTTCAGTGCGAGTTTTTCTTTCTTCATCTTTTTTAAATAGTGTTCTGGTGCTTTCTCTGCTTCGGCTGCTTCTAATCTTGCGTGTAGTTCTTTATGTTTCTTTTCTAAATATTCTACCTTCTGTGCAGCTTTCATCTGATTCCCCTTGTTTGTTTTACCCTGAGAAATATATATGTTCCCATAGACACAAATATCATCAGGTCAAAATTCTGTTCTGACCACATACCAACAAACCAAGCAAGGGTTAGCGAAATCCATAAAGCTTTCGTATCCCTTGCTTTGTCTATTGTTGCTACAAAATGATTATCATCAAGCGACAAGTCTGTTTACTTCCTTCTTCATAAACTCATCAGTTTCACCGATAAGATATTTCATAGGGGCACAGTCTGCACCGAAACCATACTTGCGGTTACGTTGAGACTTATACCAACGCATCAGGTTTCCATCTTCCCAGAACATTCTAGAAACGATGTAGGCATAGTTCTTTACACCACCTGTCTGCTTCAGTTCACTCACACCAAACGTAGATGTACCACCGAAACCGTCATCACGATTCTTCATCTCCCAAAACTTGACAAAGAAGTTATGCAACTGTTCCTTTGTAAATACTGGGCTCTTGTCACCAGCACTCAGAGGAATGTCAGTCAATGTCTTGTACATAAGAGCAAGACACCACACTGGCGTTACAGGAATTGTGCGTTCACCAGTAATCTTGACAAGTTCTTGGATTGTTTCGATAGCATGTACTACGTTTTCCTTCCCATACTTCTTGAAGATGCCGTTTCCTTCACCAGCATTCAATCCCATGATGTTTGATAGTGAGAGGCGTTCATCTGCATTCTCTACACCTTCAATTTGCATGATGCCATTGTAGTTCAAGTTGTACTTGTGAAGAAAGTTGTAGCAGTCAACAAATTCCTTCCTACCAGAACGATAACCAGAGTGGAACTTCTGTTCCTCATTCTGTCCGTTTCTGTTTCCAGCATCAGTTGTATGTATTTCACTCTCTACACTGATATAATCAGTTTCTTGTGCAGAGTGAAAACGAACATCCATTCGTACATCAGTGACTCTACCCTTGTTTGCAAGTAGCTTCATCAGAACCCTGTTGTTACCCTGATCCTTTGTAAGAACCAACAACCTCTTGACTTCTCCTGTCTCAAAGTCTGTAATAACAGTCTGTCTAATCATGCCATGCATTGTACCACAATCGTCCTGTCGATATCCCTTGTCATTTGTATTGAGATTACTCTTACAGGTGTCCACATAGGACTTCTTTGTGTTTACATCAATTGTACGGTCGTATCCACCCTGTTCCTTTGCAGAAGAATAGATATAGTCGATTGGTACACGAACTGTGTAAGTGTATGTAGGGTCGTAGTCACCATCCAACCGTTCAATGAGTTCATCAATTGATTCAAGGTTAGAATAATTAGTGTCATCATTCCAATCAGGTAATGCAAGAATATCCTCGTCAGAAAAGTTCTCACGAAAAACTTCTAGATTGTTTACTAAGTCTGGAAATGATGCTTGGATGTGCGAGTTCAAGGCACTCGTAGGCCTAGCGATAACGTATGTCATTATGTTCTCCTTATACCCCAAATAACAGGGGATTTGTTAAGTTATCAAATAACACATTCCTAAAAAGCAAGGATTTTCAATGTGTTACTAGTATTATATAGTACGTCTGTACTATATGTCAAGCAGAAATATCAATATTTCTTTGCTTTTTCTCTTTGTTTTTCTCAGAACGTCTAACCTGTTCTACAGTACGAGGTTTCTCTTTTGTTCTGATAACATGTTCGGTTGTAGATTGTGGAATGAGTTGTTGTACATGTCCAGCAGTAATTATTCTCATGTGAAGAATCCTTCTAGTGTCGATACACCATACTTGTCTGCAACTTTGTTTACGTTACTAGAGTTGTGTTCTACACTGTCACCTTTATGTTCGTATGGCATATAGTCTGTAACAGTATATGATGTTTCGCCTGGCTTCTTGATCTTCCATTGCAAATCTTTGTCTTTAGGATACTCCCTTGTCCACTCCATAGTAGACTTCTTTAACAGTTTCTTTGCAGGCTTATTTAGAGGAAAGATGTATCGAAACTGTTTACCCCACACTCGTGAGAAACCTAGTTCTCCCATATGTGCATCTGATGGGCGTGGCCCATACTTTGTGTCCATACGGTTCATCACCTTTTTCATCTTACGTTGAATTGTACGAAAGTGTACCTTTTCGCCCTCATCTGTGACATATACATCACTCCATATAAAACCACCGTATAGAAAGTTTGCCGCTTGGTACACATATCCTGGCTTTCCAACAATACCGTCTGCCCATGTATACAAATACTTGACTTCTGGTGTATGTTTCTTCATCCACTGGATAACCAGACTTTGCATCTGTGATTCAGAATTGCGTGGCATCTTTTCGTCCATACACATCTTACCTATCTCAAAATAGTCAGATGTAGAAAGTTCTGGGAACATCTTTCTGATTGTACCCATAGGATTAGTTCCCCAACCCAAAGTTAGGATACCTACCAATTCTTCCCCTTGGTAGGCTCCTAGATAATGTTTAGTTAATTTAGGCATCACTGGACTATAGTGACGCTCCTGTACAAACAAGGTAGCAACCCTATAGTCCACTGGTTTGATATGCATCAGGTTCTATTCCCTCTCAGTGCAAAGAATAATCCACCTACCCATAGGAATACATGTAGATTGTCATATAGAATTACATCCCAAAGACTTTCTGGTTGTCCAACCCAAATAACACCTGTCATAATACTACAAATAGTAATACCACAAAATCGTGTCAATAAATCGGCATACTCTTCATATCCCCAAGAAACCCATGTTCCTATACCAGCTACAAGTAGTCCGATACCAGAAAGAAGTTCACCATAGGCGGCAAACCACCAGACGATGTACGGCAAGTCAAATGACTCTGCACCATCTAGTGTCACTGGAAATTTACTTAGTCCTTGTTGAATAAAGACTATTGAAAGTGGTATACGCAGTAACCAGTGACTCATACAGAACTCTGGAATCTTTTGCATCAAATTTCGCATCTTACAAAT